AACAGCAGTTTCCAAGGCTTGCAATCCCAAAAGGACTGGGGTACCAGCTATATCAAACCATATGATGCTGCAGGAACCTATCACGGGTGGCTAAGAAACAACGGATTCGAAACAGTTTCAAAGGATTCCTGGCATTTCGGTAAAGAAGCTCATAGTGCTTGGGCTCATTTTATGCTACAATACATTGTTGCTAATAAACTAATTTAGGCCAAAATGAAATACATTCTTATTGATACAGCTAATCTGTTCTTTCGTGCTCGCCATGTAGCTTTTCGTGCTAGTGACGAATGGGAGAAAGTTGGCTACGCTCTACATATAACTCTGAGTGCGGTAAACAAAGTGGTCAATAAGTTTGGTGCAGACCATGTGGTATTTGCCTTGGAAGGTCGTAGCTGGCGCAAGGATGTATACGCTCCCTACAAGCGTAATCGTTCGGATGCTAGAGCTGCACAAACAGAAAAAGAACAAGCTGAGGACAAGTTGTTCTGGGAGACGTTTGATCATTTGACTAAATACTTGGCTGAGAGCACCAACTGCTCAGTAATCAGAAACGAAAACGCAGAAGCCGACGATATCATTGCACGTTGGATTGCGTTACACCCCCAAGATCATCATGTAATTATTTCAAGCGATACCGACTTTGTTCAGCTTCTTGCCGAAAATGTTGATCAATACAATGGTATCACTGATGAGTTACTAACGATCCGCGGGATTTTTGATGCCAAGGGTCGACCTGTAATTGACAAAAAAACCAAAGAACCCAAAGTTATTCCCAATCCTGAATGGTTGTTGTTTGAAAAATGCATGCGCGGTGATTCGAGCGACAATGTATTTTCAGCGTTTCCTGGCGTTCGCGTCAAAGGTACCAAGAACAAAGTGGGCTTGACAGAAGCATTTGAAGACCGTAGTAAACAAGGCTATGCATGGAATAACATCATGTTGCAAAGATGGACTGACCCGGACGGTAAAGAACATCGTGTGTTAGATGATTATGAACGCAATCGCATGTTGATTGATCTTACAGCACAACCAGTTGAGATCAAACAAGCAGTAGACAACAGTATCTGCAGCATGATCAGTCACAAGGATATTGGGCAAGTTGGTATTAGATTTATGAAGTTCTGTGGCAAATATGAACTGACCAAAGCTAGTGAGTCAGCAGAGCAATATGCTCGTTGGCTCAACGAAACATACAAAGGAGTATTAGATGATCGTAGCTAAACCTGTTGTACCAAATCAATTTTGGATTCTCACTGATGGCAAAAACAAAGTTGGTAATATAGAAGCTGGTGCCGATGGATTCAGTGTAAAAATTGGAGACCATACACAGCGTTACAAGGATATCAATGTTATCAAACAAAAAATATCAATTGCATTTGAACCTGTTGCCAAAAGACCAACTGCTGTGAGTGCAAATTCAGCGCACGGATATCCCACATCCGGTCAGGCATTCAATGCCATTTACGATGTCAAACATCAAGTGCCCTTGTGGACACAAGAGCCCAAATCCAAATCATGGTACGCAGCCGGATGGTTTCAGATCAAACAAGGTCGTACTTGGACAACTGAATTTTGTCCCAAACTGATTACACTACAACGATATCCGTATCGTGGTCCATATTATACTGAGGAGCAGGCCAATGTCAAATCCGTTTAGAGATCAAGCAAAATTTATGAATGCCTGTGGGCAAACTGTGGGTGAACGCAATCAGGATCAATTTGATCTGTATCTCAAATTGATCAAAGAAGAAGTTGATGAACTTCAAACAGCAGTGGATCAAAACGATCGTGTGGAACAATTGGACGCCCTGATTGACATCATGGTTGTGACTGTGGGTGCTGTGCAGAGTTTGGGAGTGGATGGCGAAGGTGCTTGGAAAGAAGTCATGAGCACAAACTTTTCCAAGATCGATAGTCTAACTGGTCGTGTTCGCAAGCGTGAGGATGGCAAGGTCTTGAAGCCGACCGGATGGCAACCACCCGAGTTGGCAAAATATATCAACCGAGACTAAACTATGAAAACAAGAGAACAAATCATAACCAGCATGTTCCATACCTGGCGTCATGATTATGGCATTACCAAGGACTGGCCATGCGACGAAGCATCCTATACATCTATTCTCACAGCCGGTATGACCCTGGATGAACGTAAATCATTGTGGCGGCAAATGGCACAGATATTTGACAACGACATTGCGCCGCATATGGAATTTAAAGCCGTGGCAACATCACACAACACTTGTGGGAATGAATAATGAGCTTGCATATCAATAGATTCGTTGATCGTATTAAAGCAGCAGATGCTAGACAGCAACGTGATTTCACAATGACCATGAGTGAAGCCAAAGATCTACACGCAGATATCACCAAGTTACTGTTGGCTCTTCAGAATTTACATGAACAAACGACAGCAGCAGCGTCCGCTAATCCCACTGTGACGCTTGAAATGAACGGTGGCTCATTCTAAAAACTGCTTACATTATTGATAAATAAATGTAGGAGTTTAATGAATGAGCAGACCCAAGCCCGAAGTACTAGTTGAAGTAACCAACAAACAGACTTACAAATCTGAGCAAGTTCTTGCGGCTGCCGGTATATGGGCTGTGTTCTTTGATGGCAAGCCTATCAATCTCAAAACCTCTAACTTGTTGGTTCAGTATCCTGGGCCCAAGTACAAGAAGGTATCGTTCTCCAATCAAGGTCATGCCATCAACTTGGCCAAAAAGTTAAACACACAATTCCGAACAGACAAGTTTTCGGTTGTATTGCTTACACAAGGGGAGACTGTGTTCCCCAATGTCAAAACATAAACTAACTCTACGCTTAATAGAACTACTCCCAGAGGATCATAAGATCACCCTGGAAGAAGCTATGCTGCATTGGTATACCAACATTCGCAACAATGGCGGATTTCGTCTGACCGTATTTGGTTATCAAGCTATGAAAATATTAGGGTTGGAATCTTGGTCAGTTGAACTCGACGATATCAAAATCACCATGGATAAGACCATGCTGCTGGACTTAGACCGTAAGTTGACTTATCCTTATTTTATCGACTACAAGAAAAAACAAGTGATATTTTACTCAAGTAAAGAAGCTACAATGGCTACCATGTACGGTAGCATCAAGAATTGGTTAAACAATATGCCACAGCGGCGCTCTGTTCCTTAAAATCTGCAATCAATTTCTGCGGCCACTCAGTCAATACATATTCCTGTTGTGCCTGCAAACGAGCTGCGTACGGTGTAAGATCAGGTGTATTAATTAAAAATTCTTTATTGCGAATCAATGCTTCGCTCCATCGTAGCGTATCATCGTGCAACGTGTCGTACGAATTATCAACTAAGTCATCAAACATATCAAATCCAAGTTTTCGACAATGATCTACAATTCCAGGATAGCCTATAACAATTGGTATTTGTCCTGCTAATAATGCAAACAAAGTTTTTTCTGTAATAATACCAGGAGTTTCTGTGTATTGTGTTTCTGTAACTATGTTGATCTTGGTAGTAGAGTACAACCAAGATAATCTTATAAAATTACTTTCATTCAAATCATGCTCGCCAGGTTTCCAATGATAATTATCATGATAAGCATCATAAGGCAATGGATCTTTCTTGCCTAAGCTACTAATGCCATTTGAAAATGTTTTTAGCATATTATGTACGCATATTCGGTGCTGCCTATCTATTCCATTAAGGCATTGCCAATTGCGAGTGCGTTCGGCTTGAAACTTTTTTTGCCAATTTAAGTAAGGAGGTCGTTGTAACCGCATCATAATTTCGTAGGAATGTGTTGGGAAATATACCAAATGGCAAGGTCCGTCATACACAGATTTTAGGTCGTAATTCCAGTGTATAATTACAACTTGATTAGCACGCTCTCCAAAGTGCTGCTCAATAGCTTGTAATTCCGGGCAACTTCCGGTGCTATCAATGCTTACAAAATCCTGGCAATGCATTATAACTACAGTATTCTCAGTCCATTCAACTTGGGGAAATCGCAAAGGCCAACACCTAAGATTGTAGGGAATTTGTAAACAACGGGACTGGTAAACTACTTTAAGTCCTAAATGCTGAAAGGTGTGAGGAAATAGGGTGTCATAATTCATAGTAATTATTTATAAGAAGCAAAATCAGTTGTGTTATTACAACGGTTGACATTGACTCAATATTGATCCAATGCTATAATATATAGACTACTAACTACTTTGGAGATGTACAATGAACCCCGACAATATTGATCCCAGAATGTTCCTTGATATGAATAGTAAACAGTTATCCCAATGGGTTGACACTAAGAGCCTAGATGAAATTTTGGCTGCGGTACGGGCCATTATGGCAGAGATGGCTCGACTACAAGAAGAAATTCTTGAAGAAATTGATCAAGACATGCAAGAGGATGATCTGGACCTGTCCCAGGCCAATTCAGTTATCAACCGAATCCGGGCCATGTGATGACTGAAAAGAAACCACTTAAAGTAATTTTTGATCCAGGTTGTTTCAACAACTTTGAAGGTACTCAAGAGGAACTGGATGAGTTTGTAAAACAAATCCAGGAATTTGCCGAGTCGGGACTGCTGTTTGAAAACAGCGCGGAGCTGACTGATGAGGACATTGAAGAGCTGGATGAAGATACACGGCAGCAAATTATTGCTGCATTGGAGCGCAGCGATGACAAAAGATCGCTCAACTAAACCCAGCAGCAGCCCTGAACGCCATACCTTTCAAGTCAAAGGTGCTATCAAACGTGCAGAGGAAAAGGGTGAGCAAGTTCCAGAGCACTATCTTGAATTCTGGAAAACTGCCAAAGAACAAGATGAAGCTGATCTTGTAGACCCTGAATGGCAAAAGGACAACATGGAATACGATCTGCGTACCAGCGAGCACATGCTGACGCAAGTGCGTACCAGCGACAATTATGCACAGAATCTCTATGCTGCCATGTGCAACAGAGATTTTCAACGCAACGACATATGGCCTATCCTAACTGATCGAAAGTGGTCGTGCAGCTGGAGGCATGCCGGTGGCATTGTTGCTGACATGCGCGGATCCGGAGACTATATTGACTGGTACTGTAGCGGTATTGGCAGTAGTGAAGATGGCTACGGGCTATCGGGTACAGTACCCGAAGTAGAAGCTGATGGTAGAACCTATGTGCCAGAAGGTAAGGTCACAGACGAAATTCGTGCAGATTTGTTTCAACTTGGATGGCAAGTACTTG